CAAAAGTTGTTGCGGAAGCAGCAAAGCGTGAAAGACACGATTTAATGTATCGTGGTCTTAAGGTTAAAAGCAAGGCATCACCTTGCAGTTAATACAGGGAGGGTTGAAACCCTCCTTTTTTTATGCTATGATAAATAAAATGAAAATATCATGAACGTAGAAAATCTGAAAGTTCTTATCAACGATTTAGAACGTGCTGTATCAGAATTAAAAGCAGAGGTTTACTCTGATAAAACTTCATATATTACTTATGAAGATTATAAAAAACTAAGAGATGAGGATAGTTATTTAAATTATGATCAAATTTTTGAGGATGACGACGAATGAGAGCAAAAAAATTAGTAAAATTGCTTGAAAGATTATTAAAAAAAAGGGAACTCTTTGATGAAGATCAAATAAAATTAATTAAAGAACAACTTGAAATTGCTAAAAATGAGATAGCAATATTTGAAGAAAAAACATCCAAAGGATTTAAATGACCGTTAATTTAATAAGTATCACTCCAGATGCAGAAAAAACTATGGCACATATCGCCAGAGTTTCTAATCCAAATAATCAAGATAATCCAAACTATGCAGGATTATTAAAGTATTGTATTAAACATAATCATTGGTCTGTTTTCGAACAATCTACAATGACTCTTGAAATAGAAACAACCCGTGCAATCGCAGCACAGATATTAAGACATCGTAGTTTTACATTCCAAGAGTTTTCTCAACGATATGCTGATAGTAACTTACTAGGAAGCATAGAACTACCTAAACTTCGTAAACAGGATAGTAAAAATCGTCAAAATTCTACGGATGATTTAGATCCTAAAGTAATACAGTCATTAAATATGCAGATGGGAACTCTTTTTGGTTCATCTCTTGCACTGTATAATCAAATGTTAGAGTTGGGTGTTGCAAAAGAATGTGCTAGAATGGTTTTACCATTATGTACACCAACTCGTATATACATGACAGGTTCGTGTCGATCTTGGATACATTATATTAATTTAAGATCTGCACATGGAACTCAAAAGGAACATATGGATATTGCAGAGGCATGTCGTGAGGTATTTACCGAACAATTCCCTGCTGTATCTGAAGCCCTTGAGTGGGTCTAAATAATTTTACATTACTTTATAATTATGGCTACATATCCTGTTGTTAATAACAAAACTGGTGACCGAAAAGAGGTCGTAATGAGTGTGATGGACTGGGATAAATGGAAAGAAGACAATCCAGATTGGACTCGTGATTACTCTGATCCCTCTACTGTGCCTGGTTTAGGAATTGAAAGTGTTGGAGAATGGCAAGATAAATTAAATAAGAAGCATCCTAGTTGGAATCAAATTATTAAAAAGTCTGAAAGATCTGGTGGTGTTTCTGGAAGATTGGCACGTAAAGGATCTTACGAATCTTCTACCGAATCCTCACATGAAACACATGATTTAGATTAAAATGGCAAGAAAAAAAAGAGGGTCAAGTTCTGATCAACCGATTGGTGTTGGTTTGACTGCTAAACAAATGAAGAGGAAAAAACCTCTGAATAATGGATATCTTGTTGACATTGAACCATTATCAGATAATCAGAAAAGATTATTTGATTCCTATGAAGCACAAAAAAATATTGTGGCTTATGGGTGTGCAGGTACAGGTAAAACTTTTGTCACTTTATATAAGGCACTTTCCGATGTTTTAGACGAGAGCACACCTTATGAGAAAATATATCTGGTTAGATCTTTAGTCTCTACAAGGGAGATTGGATTTCTGCCTGGTGATCACGAGGATAAAGCAGATATCTATCAAATACCATATAAAAATATGGTGAAGTACATGTTTCAGATGCCATCTGATGCAGATTTTGAGATGCTCTATGGTAATCTGAAAGCGCAGGAGACAATCAAGTTTTGGAGCACATCCTTTATTCGTGGAACTACATTAGACAATTCTATTATTATTGTTGATGAGTTTCAAAATTTAAACTTTCATGAACTCGATAGTATCATCACTCGTGTGGGAGAAAATACAAAAATATGTTTCTGTGGTGATGCGAGTCAGACTGACTTAGTAAAAACAAATGATAAGAATGGTATCGTTAACTTCATGAACATCTTGCGTAAAATGCCATCATTTGATATAATAGAGTTTGATATTAATGACATCGTTCGTTCAGGACTTGTCAAAGAATATCTTTTATCGAAACTAGAGATAAATTTTGATGTTTAACCATATAGACTTAGATCTTAAACCAATAGAGAGAGAAACAATTGATGGTGTGAGGTATTATAAAATACCTGATGAAGAGGAGTTACTTAAATTAGTATCCATCACATCTATCACCAGTCATTTTAACAAACAAATTTTTCTTGATTGGAGAAAAAGAGTTGGTAACGAAGAGGCAGACCGCATAACCAAAGCTGCCACGACTCGTGGAACAGATATGCACACACTCACTGAGCATTACCTAAAGAATGAAAAGTTGCCGAAGGTTCCTCCAATATCTGATTTTTTATTTAAGATATCAAAGGAACAACTGAGTCGTATTGATCAGATTCATACTCTAGAAGGTGCCCTATATAGTAAACAACTAGGAATTGCTGGCACTGTTGATTGTATTGCGGAACACGATGGTGAGTTGGCAATCATAGATTTTAAAACATCTAAAAAACCTAAACCACGGGAATGGATTGAACATTATTTCGTTCAGGCTATGGGGTATGGTTGTATGCTATATGAAATGAAAAATATAGCAGTAAAAAAATTAGTCATTATTATGGCATGTGAAAATGGAGAATGCGTTGTTTATGAAGAAACTGACAAGGCCAAGTATATTCGACTTCTTGGTAGATACATCGACAAATTTGTTACAGACAAACTGGAGTTTTATGGAACCAAATAAAGAACTCGAAAAGGCAATGGAGAGTAAGTTTCTAACTCCTACGAAGTTTTCGATGGAGATAGAAAAAATAGTTGCCGAAGAAAAAATTAATTACATAGATGCAATATGTCAATATTGTGAGGTAAATGACATAGAGATACAATCTGTGACGAAACTTGTTACAAAACCTCTTAAAGAAAGGTTGAAATATGATGCGATTCAGTTAAACTTTATGAAGAAGACATCACGAGCTAAACTACCTTTATAATGAAAACAAAAGACTTAATGCATTATCGACTACAGGCAATATTGCGTGAGCATACATTTCCTGATTTAGAATACTTGGGAATTAAACCTGATAGTATTGGAGTTGATCAACATTGGTATCGAATTGGAAAGGCAGAAGTCCCAGTTGATGCAATTACAGAATTAGAATGTGAAGAGGATGATGATGAAAGTGACACCATTTGAAACCTACCAGACATATCTTTCTATGAAAAGTCATTTCACAAATAAGAGATATGACTTTTTTAAGTATGGAGGTAAATCGAAAGCCACAATGGCATCTTTTAATAAGAGAAAGGATAAGTATTGGTTTGAAAAAACATCAAGGAAGTATTCTGATCAGGAGATCACTGATTTCTTACTGGCAAACTTCGTCACAACAAACACTCCACAGAACTTGTGGATTGGGGAAATCATAAACTCTGGAGAGAGAACATATGCAGATTGGATGAAAAGGCAACAGAGTTTGTCGTATATGTTTAAGGAGCAGTCAAAGAAATTATTATCGGAAAAAGAATTAGAAGAAGTATTTAATTGTTCGAAAGGTCATCCACCAATACTTAAAAAATATCTGGGTGGAGAGATCAGTTTAGAAACCTTTGTGATTTTTGAAAAAATATTTTCTTTTGGAAAAAAATTTAATCGTAAACTCAAAGATCCAGTGTGGGAAACCGTCAGTATGAAAATGAAAAAATATATACCCTTCCTAAATATTAATGTATTTCACTATAAAAAAATTTTAAGAGAGATTGTAAATGAGTAATTTTTTCGATTCAGAAATCATTCAAGAAGAACTTGAGGAGATTAATGATCTTCAAAAAGCTTTATATGGTAATGTAATGCAATTTCCCACTATGGATCATGATGAAAAGGTGGAACACATTGATCTATTGACAGAATTATTAGAAAAACAAAAGGTTATGTATACTCGTTTGTCACTTTCTGATGATCCTGATGCAATTAAAATGAAAGAACACTTACAAAAATCTATTCCTTTAATGGGATTCCCCAAAGGAACTGATATGAACTTGCTCTTTGATGGTATGAGAAAGACAATTTCTAAACTCAAAGAGACTATTGACAAACCATAAACAATCTATTATAATCTAAACATCCAACGAAATCTAATTTAATCCGAGGTATCCAAATGTCATTTGCTAATCTTAAAAAGCAATCAAAACTAGGTTCTTTAACTGCAAAGTTAGTTAAGGAAGTCGAAAAACTAAACACTAACGGAGCATCAGGTGATGACCGTTTGTGGAAACTGGAAGTCGATAAGTCAGGTAACGGATATGCCGTTATTCGATTCTTGCCAGCACCAGACGGAGAAGACTTACCGTTTGTAAAACTGTACAGTCACGCATTCCAAGGTCCTGGTGGTTGGTATATTGAAAACTCTCTCACTACACTTGGTCAGAAAGATCCCGTATCAGAGTATAATTCTCAGTTATGGAACAATGGAACAGATGCAGGTAAGGATGCTGCTCGCAAACAGAAACGCAAACTTACATATATCAGTAACATCTATGTTGTAAAAGATCCTGCTAATCCTGAGAACGAAGGAAAAGTATTCTTATATAAGTATGGAAAGAAAATCTTTGACAAACTCACAGCAGCAATGCAACCTGAGTTCGAAGATGAGGAAGCGATTGATCCATTTGATTTCTGGCAGGGTGCCAATTTTAAACTCAAGGCAAAGAACGTAGCAGGATACAGAAACTATGATAGTTCTGAGTTCACTGCTGTTACTCCTTTACTTGATGATGATGATGCACTCGAATCTGTGTGGAAAAAAGAAAACTCCCTCAAAGAGTTTGTCGATACAGATCAGTTCAAGTCATATGATGACTTGAAAAAACGTCTGGAGTATGTGCTTGGTAGTAAGAGACCATCTAGTTCATTTGAAGAAGAGGATACAGACCGTGGAGCTGCTGAAGAGTTAGTAACCACTGCCGTATCTACTACACCGTCATCCGTAAACGAGGATGATGATGATGCATTATCTTATTTTCAGAAACTTGCAGAAGAATAATTAATTAGTTATTCTAGTATTTTCTGTTTTTATCAACTTATCGTTCACAAATTGAGATGATCTCTTATAGGTCATCTCATTTCTTATGTCATTTAAAAATTGTTGTAAATATTCTAGACGTAAAACATCTATCGTTCTTTTCTTTTCATTAATATCTGCCTCATATTCATAATATGTAATACCTCTTACAGGATTGATTGTTGTTGTTGCTTCATTTGCGATATCGGGTTTCCTTATTTTAAAATCTTCATCAACAACTTTTCCTTTTGGTAAAACAACTATGCCACGATTATTTTTTATCTCAGTGGTTTCATAGTGTCTGACGTTATTAATTTCGGTTAATCCATATTTTGATACAGTAAAATCATATAATTCCTTGCTTGACAAAGGCCATTCATCACGAACATTAATAATGTTTGCAGTGATAAGCACCACCCAATCTAAATTTGATTTACCGTAAAGGTCTAATGCAACTGTATCTGGTCTATCCCCATCGTCAATTTCATATTTATTAAAAACACTAAAAACATTTTTTAGATCATCACGTATTTTCATACGACGAAAAATATTCTTTGCAGTTATGTAGGACGCACTCGAAATGCGATTTGAATACGGTGATTGGTATTGTAGATTTGGTAGTTCTCTGAAGTATCCCATTAGAATCCTGTTCCTCCATCTGGATTGTCAACTCCGTCATAATCTTCAGAGTATATTGGATTTAATTCTTGAAATGTAAGATTCATTTTAAGTTGCACTGGAGAAGTATTATCATATGTTGCATATGTTCCTGCACCAGTATAATTGACTGCCATATTTAACATAGCCATCGGTTTAAATTTATGTAGAAATTGATGATCTTTATTTCCTGTTTTGTAGGTTAATTGAAATACATCAGGTGATGATATGAATAAACCAGAACCTCCACCATTGTCTTGGGTTGTTCTTTTAGCATTCATATGAACTTTAAACGCACGAATTATTTTTTTAATTTCGATACTCTCTTTTTCATCTCTGGGTGCAAAATCAAAGTCAAAACTAAAACTTCTTAACTGAACACCACCAAATAATAATTCCATATTTGGATTTAAGATTGAACCAGTAGTTCTTGCTAGAATTGATCCACTAGTTGTGTTACCACCGAGAGCATTTACCGCCATTGATGCAAATTGTGCATTTATAGCTTGTTTAGTTATATCATCTTTTAAAAATGTTGATGCGGCTTCTTTACTTTGCTCTGTTAATTCTGTACCTGCTTCCTTCATAGAGTCTGCACTCATAATTGCTCCCGCTATGCCAAGTCCTTTTGCAGCAAGTCCGTTCAAACTATTCTCACCCCAAGTGACTCCATTAGAATCTGTTATAGTTTGTGGCACAGGAAGAATAATTGTTCCCAATATATCTTCTTTATTTTTACCAAGTGTATCAGAACTAGCCTTCAAACTGAATGATTTGCCCTCACCCGAAGATTCAAATCCTGGTGCTCTATATTCAAGTACCTTAATTTCAAGAAAGTCACTATGTTTATCCAATACTGCCATCGGATATCTGAAATTACCAAATTTTCTTTTTTTACCCTTTGCCATTATTGTTTTTTAGTTATTTAGCGTGATATTTCCAAAAGGTAGTTCCCTTACGTCTGATAGTTCGTCAGGATTCACTTCGTATAACTGTCCAACCAGTTCATTAGTGGTATAATTACGGTATTGACCGATGTGTAGATTGACACCACGAAATCCCCAGTCGAATACGTCGGTGACTGCCACTAATGGATTAGAATCATATTGTATGTTAGGAGTTTTAGCATTATATACGAACACATAATATTTTCCAACAGTTGGAGATGATGTCACCGTGCTATTTAAGCTGTCCATTAACTCAATCATTATATCATCAGCATCCTCTGTCCCTAGTAAATTATCTACTACAGACCTTACCCTATTTTCTTTATCATCGGTTGGATAACTATTCATTTCTTGATACCTAGTTCATCTTCTGTTAATACTTTGAACTCCCACATCCGATCCTTACAAAATTCTTTTGCTGCTTCCCATTTTGCCTGATTTTTTGCATATTCGTATACTTCATAGATATATCCTTTCGTTTTTCTTTTCTTGACCTTTGGTTCTATCGTTTGTTTTTTTGGTTTGATCTCAATGATGTATCTTTTGATTTTACCATTCGATTCTTTCACCTTGATATAAAAGTCGGGATAGTATCGATGTATTTTATTATCAATTGGAGATCGATAGGGTAACATGATCTCTTCACTACCCCACTCAAGTATTTTAGTATGATTATCACAATAGACCATGAACTTTCTCTCCCAGAGTGACCGATAAACTATGTTTGATGGGTTACCCTTGTATTTTTTGGGGTTGGATGGTCTATATCTTCCCTTATATGACATCTAAATAGATATAAGATAAAATATAAAGTATTTAGATGGTTCGTCCTAGAAAAATAGCTGATATAAAACCGATACTGACAAATGTAGCACAAACATCTCATTATCAGGTGTTTTTTGATGGTTTATCACCAGACCTCTTTAAATTTCTTGGAACAAAGGGAGTCAACAGGAGATTTATAACAGAGAACGCAGGTTTATTGTGTAGTCAGGCATCTATACCTGGTAGTTCTTTAGCTACAACAGATATATTTGGAAATTTCATAGGAGTTCAAGAAAAATTTGCTCACACAAGAATATTCACTGAATTATCATTAGAATTCTATGTTGATAAAGATTACAAGATGATTAAATTTTTTGAACATTGGATAGATTATATTGCAAGTGGTTCAGAAAAAAATGCACCGATTGATAAGAGAGATCTGGGATATTTCTATCGTATGAGATATCCAAGAGGAAATTCTGGTTATAAATGTGATAAGACGAAAATTGTTAAGTTCAACATTGACTATCGATCAGAGATCGAGTATACTTTCTTTGGATTGTTTCCGATAAATATGTCATCCACATCAGTCCAATACGGAAGCTCTGATATTCTTCGATTAAATGTTACATTTAGTTATGAGAGATATATTGCAGGTAAAGAAACTAGTTTATCATTTAATAGAAATAGAAGTGAAAATCTTAAGCAAGGAGTCGTCACAGGTAGAACTCTTACTGAAGATGGTCAAACAATAGAATTCTTTTAGTGTACGAAAATGAACTTTTAATTCCAAAAATCGGGGAAAAAAAATCCCGCAAAATTTTTGATCTGAGAGGATTTTAAAAACCACTATAAATAAAAATACTGAAGTGTTATAAACATTATGCCATTACCAAAAATTGCCACCCCTACTTATGAATTGGTTTTACCGTCAAGTGATCGAAAAATAAAATATCGACCATTTTTAGTAAAAGAGGAGAAAATTTTAATAATTGCGATGGAATCTGAAGATATGAAACAGATTACAACTGCAATTAAAACTGTTATCAACAATTGTATTTTGTCAAGGGGAATCAAAGTTGAAAAATTATCTACTTTTGATATTGAATATCTTTTTCTTAATATAAGGGGAAAATCTGTCGGTGAAAATGTTGAAGTTCTTATCACTTGTCCTGATGATGAAAAAACGCAAGTGCCTGTAATTATTCCATTAGATGAAATACAAATCAAAAGAGATCCTAAACA